ATGATCGGGTCTGGAGCTTGTTGCTGTGCCTGCTGCTGTTGAGCTTCTGCCATGTGCTTCTGGGTAAGCTGCTGGGCCGCTTGGGCAACCATCCTTGCCACCGCGTTCTCCATGTCGGGCGAGAGCGGCTCGTCTTCTTTGGTCATCAACAACGGACCGCCCACTTGTTGCTCAATCATGTTGCGATAAGCGTAGGCGTAGTGTTCTGCAATGTGCGCCTGCATCGCACCCATCATTTGATTGGCCGCCGGGTTTTGGCCGATGGTTTGAGCCGTCTTTGGATCTTGTAAGAAAGCCTGATGAGTTGCGATGTGAGCGTCGTGATCCTGGAACGAGAACGCCTTCAACGGCTTCATACGAAGCATGTTCATGTTCTCGGTCACGGGATCGGTCGGCTTCTCGTCATCTTCAATCTTGACCAGCTTGGAAGCATTCTTGATACCCAAGACATCGAGCATCTGTCGGTGCAACTGAGCCAAGTCGTACAGTTGCGGGGCCGATTGGGCAAGTTGCAGAACGGCTTGATACTGAACCACCTTCTGCGACATCGTTGCAGCGTTCGGGTCTGAGACCGGAATTACATCAACTTGGTCGTAGTCAGCCTTTTTGGCTCGAGGCGTACCTTCTACCGGCTCGTAGTCATACTCCTCCGGGGTGTAGTCCCGAATGATCTCCTTCAGCAGCTTGAACTCCTGCTTCATGGAGTAATGAATCCGGGCTTGGATAGCAGACATGATCTTGAGTGTCCGCTCAAGAATGGCCAGCGTCGTCCCAACAGGACTCTGCGCGGACATATCCGCAACCTTCAGGTCTGCTGCGGACGCAAACCGCCGACCTTCATCAATGATCTTGTCCAGCAATCCTGCCAAAACCTGACTAGGCTCTTTGTACGGCAAAGGAAGAATGTTGTCCTTGATCGTGCCCGATGCCACGTCAACATCTCGCCACTCGGCCGGAGAGATAGGCGTGTCATCTCCCTTGACGCGAAGACCGCGAGTCTTGAAGCCGCCTGGCAAGTTGGAGAGCGTTCCAGCATCCACCAACTGTCGGATGAGAGAAGTGCCTGACTTGGCAAACGCCCCGATCAGGTGAATCAGGCCAAAGTGGTAGAATCCAAACCCAGGGACATAGCCGTAGTGGACAAAGTGATTGCGCTTGAGTTTGAGCGGGTCATCCGGATTCCAGTTCCGTCGAATGGCCAGAACCGTCTGGGTGTTCTTCTCAAGCGTCACAACGTATGGAAGGGCAATACCAGTCTCTTCCCCGTCCTCTGTGTCCTCGTAGCCCGGAAGGTCGAGGTTGACGTGCATCTCAAGTAGCTTGAACCGATCATCCGAGGTGGCCTGAAAGCCCATCTTCTCGGCAATCTTCTTCTCCACTTCGTCCAATGTTGCAACCGGATCACCCAGTTCCACATCACGGTAGAACCCTGCGGCTTGAAGACGAACAATCTCGTTCTTCGTCTTCCTCATGACATGGGTCACGCGCTCTGCAGTAGCCAGGCTGGATGCTCCATACGGGACAACCATGTCTTCGGCCGGAACAAACGTCGATACAGGCCGCTCAAAGTTCGGATCGTAGTAGACCTTTTTGAACGCATTCCCTGCCAAGCCCAGACCCCAAAGCATTCGTTCGTGTTCGGGCCGGTATTCAGTCATCTGATCCGTCAGACGGTAGTTCATATCGTCTTTGACACGCACCGCAGCGTCTTTTTTGTCAGGCGTCTCCTTACCGATGATCTGGGTCTTGACCGGGCCTTGCGCCGGAAAGGTCTCCATGATCGTTTCGGCTTGGAACTTGACCAGTGTCTCGGCCAAAAGGGGGTGATAGACGCCGCATGCTCCAGGCCACGGCTCTGTACGATCCTCAATCTTCATACCAAGCAGCTCAAGACCGTCTACATAGGTCTGAATCCAGTCTTTTCTGGACGACAGATCGGTCTCAAAGTCCGCAAGAAGCTCACCAGCCAAGTGAGCAAGCTCTTGAGAGTCCATCTCTTCAGCCAGATTGGCCCCAAAGTCCGGCTCTTCTTTGTCAATCGTAAGCTCAAGGTCTCCAACCTTGATACCTACCGACTCCGGGTCTTCGATAACAATCTCAATCTCAGGCTCCGCAAGATCAATCATGCCTTGGGGTGCTTGGTAAAACGACTTGTCAATCATTTTGGTTCCTTAGTAGTACGCTGGGCGTCTACGGTTGTAGGAGGGTTCATCGTCTTCGTCCATAGCGGTACGGATGTACCCTCCACGACGAAACCTCATGAGTGCCAACGAGACTGTATCTACATAGTCATCGTGTTCTGAGTTAGGAAACCCGGCCACTTCGTCAATCACTTCCTCGGCCCATGAAGTGTTAGGTGCCCATACTCGACCAGAAGCAAAGATGTCTGATACGGCATTGAGCCGACTTATCTTATCGTTCCCCTTTGCGGGCGTAAACTCTTGCACCATGACGTTCATGGCTCTGAGTTCGTAGATCAACGGAGCGCCAGATGCTCTTTTCTCAATGATTACAGAGTCCGGCTCCCACTCTTTGTACTGCTCCAGCACCATTCTCTTGAGTTCAGGGAACTCCAGCTTATCCCTAGTGGCATTCAACAGGATGATGTTTGCCTGTGTCTCTCCATGATCGTCGGTCTTATAGAAGACGCCCCATGTTGTACAGGCCGAGTAGTCTGCTCTTTGGTGTTTCTCAAACGCCGTATCCCACGCTTGAAGCACAAACTCACAGTCGGGCGGGTCTTCATCCTCCCACCGTTGCCACCACTCGCGTTTGATGACCGCAGCCTCTTCAGAGACAGGGTTCTGTTGATACTGGGCTTGCCATTTGCCGTTTGGAAGCTCCTCTCGTAGGGCTTCAAGCTCCTTCAAACTCCAGAACTCTGGCCATACAGGCTTGCCGGATGGCATGATTGCTGGAAACTCCACCACCTCCCAGTCTTCACCACCCCTCTGTGCGGCGGCTTTCAAAACCTGCCCCACCAGATCCCGCTTCCCCCACCGAGTCATAACGATGATGATGGCCCCGCCAGGCTGCAAACGCTGTCGAGGGCCAGATGTGTACCACTCATACACCTTGTCGTATATCTTCGGATCGTGCGCTGCGAGCTTGGCTTCCTGTTCCGAGTGCGGATCATCAATCACCAACAGATCAGCACCTTTACCCGTCACCGTACCCCCAACACCAATAGCAAAATACTCACCGTTGGCGTTCGTTGACCACCTTCCCGCAGCCTTTGAGTCTTGCCTCAGCTTCACATCAGGAAACACCCTGGCGTACAGATCGCTGTCTACAAGGTTCCTGACCTTCCGGCCAAACCCAACCGCCAACTCGGCCGTATTGGAGCATTGGATGATCTTTTTGTTCGGGAACTTTCCCAAAAACCAAGCCGGTAACAGGTAACTGGCAAACTCACTTTTAGTATTATGTGTGCAGATATATTCCTCTCCTGCGAGGAATAATCCATCTTTTCTGTCCACTTTAATACATTGCACATCACCAGTCGTATGCAGCTTTTCAATGCGAATATATCTGCCAATTTTCTCCGGCTCTCGCATTCTTTCCAGTTTGCGTGGGATTTTAGTTAATCCCGGAGCGTAAAACATTACCCTCCATAATTCACCGTAATCTTTATTGAGTTTATTTGATTTGATTTTATAAACGTGCGGCTTTATTCCAAGGCTGGATAACAATTGGCACAAGTCAAGCACCATTTGCTTTTGTGTTTGGCCGATAAATATCTGGCCTTTGTGGTTCACCACGCTTCGGTTATCAATCAATCCCATCAGCAGGTCTTTTCGTTGTTCCACAGAGGCCGTGAGATAGGCCGGTGGGATATGTTTCCTGCGCATCACCTGTAGTTTGGCGATGTGGGGATTGAATCGCTCGAGGTGGTATGAATGAAACCGTATCTGATCTGCGATCTTGTACTTCCTACGGAGGATCTCTTTCCTGATGTACGGTGCATCTTTGAGCTTGTGCCGCATGCCGCCATACAGAGGGTGGTGATCTCCGAGGAAGACTCCCAGAACGTATGGATCAATCGGCAGTCGCTTCTTAGGGTACTCGACCGGGGATACATACGGCAGTCTAGGTTTGCTAACCTTTCCTGACTGCTGTCTCTTATAGAGTTCCTCGGTGGTCATAGTGACCTCGAGGGGTTTGGTGACGTTACCTACTGTCCAGAGGTGTTCACCATCTACATCCAAGAACGCGCCGTCATCTGTAATGACTCTATAGAGTGCTTTGTTCTTGAAGACTTCAGACTTCCCAATGACCTTGATAGGTTTACCGTCTGGGCCGAAGACGTGATCTCCCACTTGTAGTGCTGAGAGTCTCTTCCATCCGTCTGGTGTAGGGATCTTGGTAGATGTAAGAAGAGCATGCCGTGGTGGGAGGCAGATGATCA